CGAGTCATCACCGAGATGGAAGTCAGTGTGAGGCCCACCGGGTTGACCTGCCACCAGCCCGCGAGGTTTTCCGCCCGGTCGTAGTTGCAGCACGCCAAGGCGCCGTTCTCCAGCAAAAGGACGACGGTGTTGAACGGGTCTCGCGCGAAGGCAAGATCCATGATCTTCGCCTTGGTGATGTGCTCCGAAGTGAAGGTGATATCCCGCGAGTACCAGCCGCCGCCCTCCAGCGAGTAGGACATGGCGCGCAGCTTGCGCCGGTTAGGGCTCACGTAAAGCACCTGATCCCCAACCGAGAGCGCCTGGAACTTGGCCGAGCCGAAGGCCGACTCCTGCACGATCTGGATGTTGCCCGCGAAGACCGCGCCGGAGTTGGACGAGATGGAATACTCCCCCTCGTCGCCGCCCGCGAGCATCACCTTCTGGCTCTGCATCCACCGGATCTCGCCCTTCATGGCGAGGTCGTAGGAGAAGCCGTCGCCCGCGTTCAAGGCGTTGTAGTCCACCGCCGTGAAGTCGTAGGTCCCGGGCTTCGAGGCCCAGAAGGTGTTGCGCTTCCCGGCCGTAGCCGCCAGCCAAAGCCGGCCCTGCCACACCTCCACCACCGAGGGCCAGTTGCTCCCGCTCCACTCATCCACGGTGTGGAGCGGCGCGACCTTGGGCACGTTGCCGCCCACCGCGCCGACACCGGAGAACATCGGATTGAGCGTCCAGATCTTGTTGACGTCGCGCTGGAGCACGTAGGGCTGATAGCCCGGATGCACCAACACCACCCGATCACGGCCGGTCTCCGCCACGTACTGGATGGCCGCGATCTCGGAGGCCGCCCAAGGCGCCGCAGCGTAGGTGTTGCCCGCCACGCTGCGGAACGTCACATCGTCCAGCCCCGCCTGCACGTCAATGGCCCCCATCGGCGTGCTATTGGAGTCCACAAAATTGACGCCCAAGATCTCGAAGGTGAAGTACACCGTCGTTAGGCTCGCCACCGTCAATAGGTACGTGAACGTGCCAACCTGGGAAAGCGTCTTCGCCGCGAGGATCTGCTCACCGCCGGCCGAGGTGCCGACCTTCACCCGGATGGCCGAGTAGATGCCGAAGCGGTTGATGTAGGTGTAGAGGTCCCTCACCCGGAACGCGAAGTTGTAGGTCCCGGCCGCCACCGCGGCGACCGACTGCGTGCATTTCGCTCCGTCACGGGGGTTCTGGAAGTGGATGAACTGATCGGGTGCGTTACCCTTGTACTGGAGCGCACCACCGTCGGCCACGGTGGTCATCGTCCAACCGGTCCCGGTGTGCGTGCCCGGTTGACCACTGCATTCCCCGTTGGCGATGAGCTCGGTGGCGAAGGCGGACACGAGGCCGCCCGGCGAGAAGACTTCCACACGGTGGTCCGAGAGCGCGATCTCGAAGCGCTCCAGCGTAGCGGTCTTAGCCGACACCACCCGCACGAACCCGGTGGTCGTGGTCTTGGGCGAGATGAGCTCGAAGCCCTCCCGCTTCAGCAGCGATCCCTGGGGCGTGGGGTTCCAGTCCGCGCAAAGCGCGAGCCCCTGCTTGTAGATGGGGGTGTCCTCGCGCCCGCGTAGACGAGGAGAAATCTCCCCGGCCGCGAAGCTGGTTTGAATTGGGAACGGTGCCGGCATGGGCTACCTCCGCCGGGCCAGCGAGTCCGACCGGATGAATTCCGAACGCCCCTGACTTCCATCCGAGCCCGACGCCTCTCGCACCTTGAGCTCCGACACCTTCAGCAGCGCCGTCCAGAGCGTGGCGTTCTCGGTGAGCGGGATGCAGAGCTCGGTGGCGAGGTGCGCCGCCAGCGCGAAGCAGAAGGCCTGCGGGTACCCTGCCTCGTCACCATCGGCCGCGGGGCAGTAGACGCCCTCGACGTAGATGGTGGCCGGCGTGTCGTCGGTGAGGATCTGGGCGCCGATGCGCTCCCAGCCGAGGCGGTAGTCGCCCGAGCCGTCGTCCACCCGCTGGACCCTCATGCACTCGGCCGGCACCGCGTAGGCCCCCACCCACACCGGGTGGGTGGGCGCGGCGGCTGGAGTCACGGCCCACACCTTCTTGGAGAAGGTCCAATTCCGCGACTCCAGCAGCGCCCGCTTGGCCCCCGGGTAGAACGCTGAGCAGAGCTTCCCTGCGGTGGACGTGTCCACGCCCAACGTCGAGATCGGGTTCTGCCCGAGGTAGCCCAGCGCGAGGTTGCAGATCCCGGTGGCGTTCATCAGCTACTCCAGGGGGTCGTGCGGCGTGTGCTCCTTGCCCTGCTCCGCCAGCGCGGCGGCGTCAGCGTCGGCCTTGGCCGCGGCGGCCTCCTCGGCAGCGACCGTGGCCCGGGTCGCCTCGTCGGCGGCCTTGGCCCTGGCCTCGTCCTCGGCGGCGTCAGCGTCGGCCTTGGCCGCGGCCGCGCGCCGGTCGCGGGCGGCCTTCACCAACGCCGCCGCCTCGTCGGCGGCCTTCAGCGCCGCCAGAGCCGCGTCCTCCGCGACCTTGGCCTGCACCTCCAGCGCCGCATCCGTGTCCGGCCCCAGTGCGTTCCAGGCCCGCCGCACGGCCGACTCCTCGATGAAGTTGAACTCCTTGAGGAGCTCCTCCAGCGTGGCGCCCTGCTCCAGCCGGCGCACGAAGGCGTTGTGGTCTTCCCGGAGGAAGCCCGCCTGCCGGATCTTGTCGAAATTCCGCTGGTCCTCGATGATCATGGTGAGCCCCTGGCCGCTAGGCCTTGCGCGAGAAATTCATCTTGTAGGCGTTGAGCGCGGCGTCGAAGGCGTGCTCCATGAGCCGGCTGCGCTCGGTCTGCCCGACGCCCGCCGTGGTGCCGTACACCGTCGAGCCGATGACGATGCCCACGTCGGTCTCCACCGGGGCGGTAGCGGCAGCCACGACGGACCGCACGTAGTTGGTCGGGCTCTTGAAGAGCCCGGCCGGCGTCATCGAGCAGGCGAGCAGCACCCGGTCGGTGGCGGTGGGGAGGCTGGTGGTCGTCCGCTTCTTCTTCAGGAAGCGGTCGAAGATTCCCTCCAAGATGTTGAGGGTGGTGGAGAGCTTCAGCCTGTTGGTAATGACAGCGTTCGTGCCGATGAGGAGAGCGATCTCCGTCACCAGACAGACCCCGTAGGTCGCCGCCGCGGCGTTGTAGACCGCGGACTTCGCGGTGGCGCCACCCGGCGCGGCGATGGGGGAGATGCGAACCATGATTGCCATGAGCGGCCTCGCTGAGTGGGAGGAGGTGGAAAGCCCCGAGTCAGGAAGGTCGGAGGGGGGCTCGTTCCCTCCCCGACCCGGGGCCGTCCGAGATCAGCTGCCGGCTAGGTCACGGTGTCCTTGGCCTGGAACCACACCAGCTGCTCGTCCTCGACGCGGATCGCGCCGGCCGTCATGCCGATGTAGACCTGCCACGCGAAGGACCGGCTGGGGTCCTCGGCCACCTTGCCGAAGATCTCCTTGTTGATGTGGAAGCCGATGGCCTTCTTGGTCATGGCGAAGCAGTCGGCCGAGGTGCCCGGGGTGCCGGTGATGCGGTTCGACATCACCCAGGTGAAGCCCATCCACTTCGGGCTGTACCCGTTCTCCGCCAGCGCCTTGACGTTCACGTAGTCGCTGGAGGTGTACTCGACCAGCTGCTGGATCTTCCGCAGCTGGGTCGGGCCGATGACGAAGACCTTCTCCTCGTCGGGGTCGATGTCGTTCTTCGAGAACTTCTCGAAGATGGCCGACACGATGTCGAAGCTGATCTCCGACCCGTAGCCGGCCGCGATGATCTGGCCGGCGGGGAAGGTGACGGCGCCGCCCGCGCCGTCGCGCGAGGACGCGGTGGCGGCGGTGCAGATGAGCGAGTCCACCTTGCGGCGGGCCGCCTTGCCGAGCGCCTGGGTGATCGCCGTGTTGGGATCGACCAGCATCTTCACGGGGTCGTCCCACTCCACGAGGTCACCGGCGTCGAAGGTGTCCACGAGGGTCTGCCGGCGCGACCAGGGGGCGTCGTTGACCGGCGAGGCCGCGGCCCGGCCCGAGGTGCCGCGGGCGGACTTGGTGCCCATGGTCATCTGGCCGAGGCGCTCGAAGTTGTAGGAGATGCCGGGGTCGGTCACGACCTGGCACCAGTTGCGCAGCTTCTCGACGCCCTGCTGGGCGAGGAACCGGACGTTGTTGGTGAACGCCTGGACGTAGACGTTGGAAACTGAGTTGGCCATGTTGTGCTCCTGCGGCTCAAGCCGCGAAAGGAAGAACTGCCCTTGCGCGACGAGTTGTCAGGTACACCCTGGCCCGTCACTGACCTGCCCGCGGTCCGCGGTCCCGGGGGCGAGGGGCCTGCTCCGGTTCTCCGCCGCCCCCAGGATGAAGCTCACCTACGATGCTGCACTACTGCGGGTCCTCCGTCAAGCTGAGCGTCCACCCGCGTACATGGAGGTCGCGTCCATGCTGGCACCAGTGGCCATGTGCTGGAGCTTCACCATCCGGTCGAGAGCCTCCCCGTGAAGCGGATGGGCGGCATCCCAGAACGGGTGCTTGCGGTTGGCGTACATCTCATCAATGGCCGCCCTGGCGTCGGCCGGCGTGAGACCACCGGTGCCGCCGTCCTTGCTACTCGCCATCTCGCGTGGGCTCGCGCCCACCGCCACCGCGGCGGCATGCAGGAACTTCATCTGGTCTGGAGGCACCGAGCCGGTCAGGATGGCGGCCACCTGCTTCTCGCCCATGCCGAGCTTGGCCGCGGCGGCGGCGGCCAACTGCACGCGGTCGTTGTAGGCCACGCCCCACTCGGCCTTGAGCGCGTCCTTGGCTTTGTTGGTCTCCGCGGTCTGGAGCGCCTTCGCGTCGGCCATGGCCTTGGTCAGCGCCTTGAACTGGCCCTTGGTGAGCCCCGCGATCTGCGCGATGTTCCGCGCCTCCTCGATGTTGATGGCCTCGGCCACCGGGGGCTCCGCGACGTACTCCTCGGGCTTCTCCGGCTTGCCGAGCTTCTTCCAGAGCGGCACCTCGTCGGCGCCCTCGCCTACGTAGATGAGCTCGGGGACCGCCTTCTGCATCTTCTCGATGAACTCCTTGCGCGCCTCCGGGCTGGCATCCGCGCCCGGCGGACGCACCGAGGAGCCGATGAGCTTCGACGCCTCCATGTAGCTCTTGGCGAGCTCCGCGGGCGTCTTGAACTTGGTGAGGTTGGGGTCCACCTTCAGATCGTCCGGGAGAGCATCGCGCCAGCTGGCGCCGCCTCCCGCATCGCCCTCGGGCGCCATCAACATGGAACTACGCGAGTGGATCGACATCCGTTGCCCCTCTCTGGTTGTACTGCTGGAGTTGCTTCAGGTAGAGCACCACGTCATAGGCCCCGACGCGGTACGCGGTGTGCTGCGGGTCTGGCCCGATCAGCGAGAGCCCGGTCTTCCCCGAGCAGAACTCCTCTTCGACGGCCGCGAGGAGAGTCTGCCCATCCGGCGTGGCGAGAACCCGCGCCACAGCGGCGGCCTTCTTGGAGAGCTTCTTCTTCACCTCGTTGACGTCACGCAACTGCGCCATTCGGAGCCCCCTCGCTCGCCGTGGCCACCGCGCCGGCCTGCGCGCGGTTGCCCTCGGCGGTGGTCTTGTTGATCTGCGCCTGCTGCATCTGGGCCTGCGCCTGCTCACGCTGGGCCCGCCGCGCCGCGGCTTCCGTCGCGGAACGGAGCACCGTCCCGGGGGTGGAGAGCCGGTCGGCCATCTCGCGCACCATCTGCTGCGCGTCGAAGACGTCGCTCACCTCCGGGAAGTCCATCTTCTTGAGGGCGGCCACGCCCGAGGCGAGGCGCTCCAGCGCCGCCACCTCGTCGCTTCGCTGCGAACGCATGAGCGGCCCCAGGTAGTCGATCTGCATCTGCGCCTGGGCGGCCAGCACCACGTCGGGCACGTCCTCCAGCTGCTTCTCACGGTACATGATGTTGAACGTGGTCTGGAGGATGGGATCCGAAAGGTCAGTCTGGATGCGCTTGGCCGGGCCGGCGAGTACGCGGTTGAGCATCTCGTATCGGATCTGCGCCTCGGTCGCCGTCATAGCCGGGCTGTCCTTCATCACGAGGTCGTCCTCGCGGAAGAACCGGCGCACCATGTCGCGGAGCTCGGAGAGCATCTTCTCCGAGACGTCGAA